ATTTGATCATGGTAACCTTAGCCATCCGCAAGCGGATTTGCCGTTCACACGCTCAATAAGAAAGCGGCTCACGTGACCACATCGTTAAAGTGGAAGGGGGATCCTAGGTAAGATCTAAGTCTTCAATAGGACTGTCTGGTCGGTACGGTATAAGCCGTCAAGATCAGGACTCCGGGGTCGTGACCTACACGCTCCAGCCAGTTGTTGAGCTCAGAAGGCTGTAAAACTTCAATTGCTCCGTGACCTATCATACCTGCAAAGGTCCCTGTAGGGGTGACCCCTGAGAGTAGGTGACTCAAGGAAAGACTTGTTATTAGTAAATGACAGACAACTTACCGCTAGCTAAGAGAAAACAAATAGCGAATTGTCAGGCAGATGTCGGTGATGGGTATCCACCACGAGGGGTTAAGGGCTTTACAATCCCACTCCCCCGCTATGGGGCCGCCAACTATGGGGAAGCGGTTAAACTGGTCCCCGAGGGTGTAACGCTTGCGTTCACCGGGAAAGAGTCATACGTTCGCGTCCCTGACTGCGTACCGCCGAGTTGTTTCTTCTTCGATTCCTCTGGGGATTGGGAGACAGCGGCAGCCGCTCTTGCTGAAAATGAGTGCGAGGTTTTCCGGGAACCTAAAACCCGTGTCAATCGAGGCCGGCATCCTGTCGCGCAGTCTAACCCTTACACGGTGTTAGACGGTGTCAACATGGACGGGTGCACTAGATCGGCATGCCTTAGGAAGAAGGCAGAAACTCTGGTTAAATGGTATCGCCGCCTGGGCTTACCATTTGAAAGGGATCTTCCGCTTCGCGTAGAGTGCGGTCAGCTTAGGTCAGCCGTACGTCAATGCTTCTCCGGCGAAGGGGTAACTCTTCTCTGGGAGTTGAGCTTCAAATCGATTCAAAAGATCGAGCGCGACTGTTGCAGGGAATGTGAACCGCGATTCCTTGAGAAGCTCAACGAGTGGCGCGAAGCAAGAGCCCAACCTGTTGAGGTGGATCCAGACCATATTAAGCGCTTCAAACACGCTTTTTCTGGTAATCTGGATTATGGTTGGGATGACTTCAGGACACCATTTATCCCGAATGGTAACGCCACCGAATCGTTTAAACGGCGAGAAGGTGGTAATTGGAATAAAGAGGAGTTTTCGGACTCATGTAGGGTCGAGCTCGTCTTCTCTTCGGGGAAGCCTCGAGTGGTCACGATGTATTCGTCGGCAAACACCGCATTGCTGGCTCCCCTACATTATTCTCTTTACTCCGTACTGAAGCGGAAGGGATGGCTCCTTGTCGGGGAACCTACCGAGAAGGACGTCAGGAAGTTGACAGGGACTAGGTTCCTCTCTTTTGATTATTCGTCTGCCACGGATATGATTAAGACTGCTTACGTACAGGCAGCTGTCGACGTACTGATTAGTAAGGCACGTCATTTGACGGACGATGAGATTCGAGCTCTACGAGTCTTGTCTACTTTGTCATTCGATGGGGGGATGGGCGAGACGACTAGAGGCCAACCCATGGGCTCTATCATGTCGTTCCCTCTTTTATGCCTTATAAACAAGACTGTTGTCGACTTGTCGTTAACAGAATTGTTAAAAAGGGAGGAGATTTCGTTTCGAGAGTGGTCTTCGCACCCGTGTTTGATTAACGGGGACGACCTTCTTACGAAGGAAGTCAGGCACGACACGAAACTCCGAGGTGAGATTGTCAAGGAGGGCGGTAAAGTGGGATTTATCGTCAATCAAAGTAAAACCCTTGAGAGTCAAACTGATGCGGAGATCAACTCAACACTGTTTTCGGACGGTGTTCGAAGAAAGAAGTTAAACGTCTCGTCCCTTTGGATGAAACCAGATGTCACTGACGTGTTAGGTTTTGCTGCCGAAGCGTCCATCGATGGAAACACGTTCCGTAGGATCGTGCGTGCTAATACACATATCCTCAGCAAACAGAGCGACAAGAGGTTGTGGGCCTTATCGCCCGGGCTTCAAGCCGTGTGTAGAAAGGATAAAAAGATCCGTCGGGCAATCTGCTCGAGTCCTACTTCTGAGAAGCCCGTTCTTGAGGGGGCACTCCGGATGGTTGAACGACCTGAAGGATATTGTCTCTCACGGGGTGAGGAGTATAGTGCAGTCGTCGCGGAAGTGGAGCGAGTTAGGGAGATGGCGATTCAGAAGGCCTCTGAAAGAGGCCCGAAGTTTCGTACATCGTTTGTACCAAATGCGCGAAGTTTCCAGTCTGCACGAAAAGTGACACAGACTATTGGCAAGGAATTGATACTTAAGTGCCTTGCTGACCGCTTTGATCTAAAACTTAAGGAGAATCTCGTATCCCAGGAGTTGGCATCCCTGGAGCCATTCGAGGACCCGCCTTTTGACGGTCCCCGGATAGACCACATGGTGGACTTGATTCGAGCAGGCAGATCGACCCCGGGACGGAAGGAAGCTGACTTTTCGGAGTTGGCCGAATTCCTGTGTGTCTGATCGCCTGCGACCAGAGCGTTTGTAAGAGAGCGTAGTTAATCACGCTAACGCGTGTGGGCTAGTTCCGGC